TTTAGTTACAATTTTGTCTGTTGTTTGTGCAAGCAATTGCTGTTGAATAATACCATCGATATTATTACTGATAGTTGTAGGGCTGTTATTACTATTAGTAATGTCAACAGGGTTGATAGGCCCTATTATATTCTTAGGTATATAGTTAGCTGTTTATTAGATGCCTGTGTAACTTGCTTTACTATATCGACAGCCCCGACTTCTGCAACCCTTGAGATTACAGCTCTTAAAATTGGATTAGGAATATTAAGGTTGAGTGCAATAATCTTGTTAAAGATATTGTTCTCAAGTACCCCTTGAATTTGTTTTGTAATTAACGGATCCATTATTTAATTAAATTTAGTAATGCTTGTTTTTCGGATTGATAACGCGACTTAACACCAGCCTTAATATCAGCCGAGCTTGATTTAAATAAAGTATCAACGTTATTAATTTTATACTCACTAACCAAAGTTACAATGTCTTTATCTGTTAGAGTACTCTTATCTCTTAACGCCTCGGTAAAAGCTTTAGTGTTAGCAGGACCAAATTGTACTGCACCTGACCAAATTAAGTCTTGTACAGCTGGTCCGTATTTAATCATATCCAAGCCTTGGCGCTGTAAGTTAGCAATAGCTACATTATAATATTTCTTTTGAATATAATCGTGTTGTTCTTTTTTAAAATCATTAGCAAAAGTTGTAGCAATCTCTGTCCACTTAGCATCGAAAGAAGCCGTTCCGGGTTCAAGCCCAGCAAATTTATCTTTAAACTTTGAGGTATTTAAAAACTGAATAACTGGGGAGTTTTTAGATGACGGTCTTGCTTTACCTGTTGACATAACTGCTGGTAGGTAAGAGGCTAACTGATAGGTACCATAAGATGCGCCACCTAGGTCGCCCCCAGCGCCTCCATTATAGGCATTAATAGTACCAGGACCTTTACCCCCGGATTCATATTTTTCTGACGTTTGGCCAAGCTCCCAACCTTCAACTGTTGGGGTACCAACTTTAACTGGTTCACCTTGACCGTCGACGACCACGTTACCTGAACCGTCTTTAAGTACTCCATCGCTTGGATTAGATACTTGTGGTTTATCTTCTTGTACTGCAAAAGCTTTCTTAGCTGCCTTAGTAGCAATAGTACCAAAGATGGCAGGCTGCTGCATATCTTCACCATCTAAAAAGAACCCGATAACCCAGGTACCTTCTACAGGCCCCAGGGGTGAAGAACCAATACCAGAGATAGCAGCCGAAGTTATAGGTTGTATAGGTGTTGCCCAAGGAAGATCTTTTGTAGGTAAAATTATCTTACTGTCTGTATGATAGCCGTAGATACGAACTCTACATCTACCCATTTTTTCTGGATCCATGCGATCTTCTACAACCCCAATCCACCAGTTAAAACCATCTTTGTTAAAAATTCTTTGCATAATTAAGCCTTAGCCGTACTTTCTTTATCCACATATAATGAATCTTTAATTACTTCCATAATCATTGAATGCTCGTTTTTATTAACCTTATGATGAATAGCTGTTATAATATAATAACCTGAATACAATTTGTCTTGCGCAGAGGAACCAGTGTCTGACTCATCTTTAGCGCCTAAAGAGGGGTATTCAAAGTAAATAATTCTGCCAACTTCAGCATCTGTCCTGCCAGGCACTGTCATGTTCATTTTAATATTAGTTAACTCTAACATACTTGATAAACGGTTACCGTGAATCTCGCCCATTTTTTCATTAATATTATCTTGGTAATTATCAAATAGTTTAGGATTCTTTGGATAAAAACTTATATTTGTTGCATAATTTTTAAACGTATCTAAACTAAAAACTGGTTTAGCTTCTTTACCTATACCAGAAGAATGGTATTGTTTATCGTAACTCGTAACATGGTCATAGTCAATAAGCTGATATTCTTTGTTAAACACATCAAGATATACCAATCTATTACCTAGATAACCATTGGTATAATTTTTAATATAATCGGTAGATTCAACCATCTCAACATCTTTTGCTAAAAGCATTTCTCTGTTTACATTTTGCGAATTTTTATCTTCACGAACATTCGATGCAGAAATAAGATATCTACCTAAGTAATTTTTTTCTTGATGAGCATTTCTAAATAATCCCTCAAACGTACAAAAGTAAAAGCTCTTGTTAGATTCAAAAAATATAAAATTTTTAGCTACCCCGTCTTTAGGAATAGCTTTTGTTGCTAACCAATTAATACATTTAAAGGGGGACCAACCCGGGGATACAAACTTTACTTTGTTAGAAGATTCGTTTACTACAATTAAATCAGTACCTGCTTTTCCTTCTGTAATACTTGTATTACTTCCTGAAATATTATAGTTACGAGGAGCAGCTATAAAATTAGAAAATATTCTACCTGCAACATCTGAAACAGTTCCCTCAAAAGGTGCAAATAACGGTAAGTTAATATCGTAAAAAAATTCAATAGATATAAAATGCAGTACAAAATTTTGAGTGTTGTTGTCTCTTACTATTTCTCTATCGGTTAATTTAAAAACTCTGAAGGTTTTTTCTATAACTTGGGTATCAGGAAACGATGGAGTTCTAAGTTTAATATTTAAAAATTCTTCCCCATGTATATTGTATTTGTCAATAATATTTCTACTATCTGTTAATACTAAATTACCATGCAGATAATTTTTAAATAGATCCTCATAAAGATTAAGTTCTACTATAAATTCAGACAGGTCAATAATCTCATCACTTGCATTAATAAGTTTAAGTTGCTCAATCCTTACCTCTCCAGCACGTTGAAGACCTTGCTCACCAATCATTATTCACCTAGCTTCTTTTTGAAATCAACTACAATTGCATCTACATAGCTAGACTTTAATATTTTAATTCTGCGCTTGGACTCATTTACTTCATCTTCATAGGTAAGATTTGTAACCGGGGTACCAGATAACACTACAGTGCTGGTTATGTTAGCGCTGCTATTGGTATTAGATATATTTTTAATACGATCCCCAGAAATAAACCCGCCTGTGGTTACTGTTACTCTAACATTTGAACTACTAATTTTTTGAGTAATATAACCAGAACCTGTATTGGTATTATTAGTTATGGCATCATCTATGTTAAATTCAGTAAAGTCACTACTTGATATTAGGTACACATTACCATTAGCGTAGTTACCATTTGCATCCTCGTAATGATGTATACCATTAACGTTAGCATATTTACCAGCAACATATCTATTGAGGTTATTTGTATCTAACGGCCAATCAAATCTTGGATCAATAATCTCGTTATAATGAAGTACAAGCCAATGTAGTTCAGGGTTACCGTAAAACTTATCAGCAACTAATTCTGGTGTTTCCCCATCTTTAATGTCGTACTCATCAAATAGACTAAGATTATTTTTTACTTCATCTGATAACGTTATTCTGGTGGTAAGATTGGTTACTACTTGAACAGTAGTAGTATTATCAAGAGAATAAAAAGTATAAGGAAAGCTTTTAAAGTACATTAGTAGCCTTCTTGTATCATATTTTTAGTGAGAATTTCAAGTTCACGGAATGTTAGCGACATATTAATTTCAGTAGGAGAACCATCTCTGAACGATGAGAATTGTTCACCACCATAACTTACATCCATATGCTCTAGCACACAGGTGGCGAATTTATGAAAATATTCATTTTCTGCATTTCCAAAATAATAAGTTATATTAAATTCAGAAGGGTATATAAAGAACATCTTTCCCGAAGACATTTCTGGGTGCATGTGAAACTTTAACGTATTAATAATATTATATACATCATCGGATTCATTTTTATTTTTAGGATAAAATTTATATTTAAATGCAAAAGATCTAAAGTCAACTGATTCAAATACTGTTTCTTTAAATGGGTTTAAAGCAGTACCAGATGATGCACTCATTGCTGAGCCTATATCAGCAGCCCCAAATGCGCCAGGCAACTTTGCAAGCGATGCCCCCATTGCAGCTCCAGTTTCTGCCGTACCCTTTAACCCAGTCTGAGTATCAAAAGCGCTTCCACTCAATACCCCTAAGAGTGTGCCAAGTTCTTTATTGGCATAATTCATACTGTATTTAACAGTCGGAGGCCCGTCTACATAAAGTGCAATTGCATCTGAAATTCTATAAGTAGTATCAGGTTTTAAAATATCAGTTGCCGCTACTGCAGCACCAACCGCTACTCCAGCTCCTGCCCCGATTAAATTAGCACCTACATTAACTGTACTTTCATTTACTATTGGATTCTTACCCCCGGTTAGACCGAAAGATTTAGCAGCAGTTTTAGCTAATGCAGAGACCGCTACGCCAGCTGCAGCCCCAGCCGCCAGTGCTGTGGTTGTTCTTATAGCAGGACTTGCCAATTGATCTGCAGTTAAATTTGCAGAATTTGGATTTCGCTTAGTCTCAAACAACACTTTATCTTCTTTAAATTTAGATTTGCCTCTAATATTAATGTTAAAAAGAACATAATGCTGTAGATTCTTTGCAGTTTGAAGATCAGACGGGTACTGGGTAATGTTTACTTTAAACTTGTTTTTGTCTTTTTTACTTGTACCAGAAGTATTATTAATAAAGGTACCTGAAGCATCCTGGTTATACTTATCCAGATATTCTCGTTTTATATCTGCTGCCATGTGTTTTCCATAAATAGTGGATTAGATGTTATATTATATTTATCCCGTTATGTACAAATCAACTTACAAAGGCCGTTACAGGGTCGCTAATCCTTCTAAGTATAGAGGTGACATTCATGATGTTATCTATAGATCGTTGTGGGAGTTAAAATTTATGAAATGGTGTGATAATAACGCATCGGTACTTGAATGGGGGTCTGAAACTATGATTATACCTTATAAGTCTCCTGTAGATAGTAAAGTACATCGTTACTTTGTAGATTTTTATATACGTGTTAAAGATAAACATAATACTATTACTAAGTATTTGATTGAAATTAAACCTGAAAAATTCACCAAGCCTCCTGCAATCCCGCAACGCCAAACCAAAAGATTTATTGATGAAGTGTTTCAATATGGAGTTAATCAATCTAAATGGAAAGCTGCCAACGAGTATTGTGTTGATAGAGGTATGAAGTTCCTTGTTTTAACTGAAAAAGACCTTGGTATATAACAGATAAATATTATTATGGCAACTGTTAATCCATTTAAAGATATGAGGATAAAGGCAGGCGATGTAGATCGCTCTTTCAACTGGTATCAGGTTCAAATGAAGAACCTTAAAAACGTCAGACCTAATCAGTTGATGGCGAATACCCCTGAACTGACCACTACCATATTACCCGGTAATATGTATATGTTTCTTTATGATGCTAAGTTAAAAGATAAGTTACCATACTGGGATATGTTCCCGCTGGTATTACCTTTTAGAAAAGTACAGGGTGGGTTCTTTGGTTTAAACTTACACTATATACCGTACCCGGTTAGGTTTAAATTACTGGCAGCAATGCATGATTTAGCTTATGATGCCAAGATTACTGAGAATACAAGGCTTCAGTTAAACTGGAGAATATTAAATGCATCTACCAGATACAGCCCAATTAAGGCATGTGTGAAGCACTATCTCTATGATCAGCTTCAATCTAGATTTTTAAAAATACATTACCCCGATTGGGTCACTGCTTCACAATTGCCTGTCGAGAGGTTTATTGGAGCTAATAAAATAGAGGTCTGGAGAGATTCCAGGAAAAAATACTAATGGCAAGTTCTAATTTTAATTTAACTCAGTTTATAGGAGCTATAAGAGAAGATAGCCTTGCTAGGGTAAATCGGTTCGAAGTTTTTATTAATGCCCCGAGTACACTTATAAGTAAAAATATAGCTAATTCAGGCGCAGTAAGTCTTTATTGTGAAATGGCAAGCTTACCCCCGGTAAATATTTCTACAAAATCATTTAAAATTTTCGGTCCTACCTATCAAAGACCCTTTGGAGCTGAGTATGGAGGAGAGGGTATATCCTTAACGTTTCACGTGGATAGAGATATGCAAGTTAAAAAATTCTTTGATGAATGGACTGCAAAGGTGGTTGATCCAGATACCGGTTTTGTTGGATATCAAGAAGATTATGCAACTACTATTTCGCTCAGGCAATTGGACGAACAAGATAATGTTACATACGAAATAGAACTTTCAGAAGCATTTCCAAGAAGCATTAATTTACTTGAGTTAAATAATTCTGCTCAAAACCAAACTCATCGACTTAATGTTCTATTTGCATACCGCTACTGGAAAGACAAGGGTCGAGAATTTGAAACAGCCCCAATGGATATACCTAAAATCAGACGCTTCCCTCAAGTACCTGTTGTAGATAATAGGGTTGGAGATATTGGAAATCCGATGGGTGATGTATCCAATTATGGAAACTATTGGTAATTTTTTAAAATGAGGATATAAAATGGCTTTGCCTAAATTAAGCACCCCGACATATGAATTAATTTTACCTTCAACGGATATAAAATTAAAATTTAGACCGTTCTTAGTTAAAGAACATAAAATACTTCTGACTATGGCGGAAGCTGATAATAGCGAGGTAGCAAGAATTATCAGGGAGTTAGTAGATGTATGTACGTTTAAGACTCTAAAAATAGATGAATTGCCGCATTTTGATATTGAATATATTTTTATGCATTTGAGAGCAAAGTCAATCAGCGAGACTGTAGAAGTAGTTGTTAATTGTGAGTGTGGAGAAAAGATTGATACCAGTTTTAATATTGAAGAATTAAAGGTTGTAAAGCCTGAAGGTCATTCTAATAAGATTATGATTAATGATGAAATCGGTATTGAATTAAAGTACCCTAATATTGATGATGTTGTAGATGTATTTGCTACTAAGGATAATCAGAAGGTAATAGATCTAATTATCAGAAGTATAAAAGCTATCTACAATCAAGAAGAGTATTGGGAATCATCGGATCAAACAAAAGAAGAATTAGAAGAGTTTGTTTATTCCTTAACAAAAGAGCAGTTTGATAAACTTGAACAATTCTTTGTAACTTCTCCTAGGATTGTACAGACCATTGAATGCGATTGTCCTAAGTGCGGTAAACATAATGTTTCCAGACTTGAAGGATTACAAAATTTTTTCGTATAACCCTTTCCCAAGATAGTTTAGTTAATTATTTTACACTGAACTTTTCATTAATGCATCATCACAAATATAGTTTGACTGAGATTGAAAATATGATGCCGTGGGAGAGGGAGATTTATGTTTCGTTATTGATAGATTATATTAAACAAGAAAACGAGAAGTTGAAAATACTTAAACAAAATGCGAGGAATACATGACTAAAGTAAATAAAAAAGAAGAAAAAGTGGTAGTAAAAAGTGATGAAGATTGGATGACCAAGAAATGGCGTCCGATGATGGCTATAATGTATATGACATGTTGTTTATTTGACTTTGTACTATTTCCTATTATGTTTACTGCCGTTCAATTCTGGGAAACAGCAATTGCAAATGACGCATTTAGACAATGGGCACCTATAACGTTACAAGGCGGTGGTCTATTTCACGTAGCCATGGGTGCCGTTCTTGGTGTTACTGCTTACGGTCGTACCCAGGAGAAAGTTGCAGGAGCATCAAATGTATCAACTGGAGTCTCAATAGGCGGGTATAATAGCCCTACCCCTAGTTTTGGAGCACCCCAGGCTCAATCATTTGGATCATCCCAGTCCTATAATACTACAGAAACGACAACTGAATTTAGCATGAGCCCTGCTCCTACATCGGCACCCGGTGGAAGAAGACCCGTTACTCCTAACTTCAACGTATAATGCAAACTCCATCAGCATCTGACCCCAGCTTTAAAGCGTTCCTTGATAAACTCAAGGAGCAAAATGGTGGTGGGATTTTAGCTCAAAAAGAAACTACCAAAGGTATTGAAAAAACCAATGAGAGCTTAGATGAGTTAAAAGATGAGACTTCTTCTGTAAGAGATTCTTTAAGAGAAGGGCTACATGATGTTAGTGATGATGTAATAGAAGTTCAAGACCAGCTTGATGCAGCAAATGATTCTCTTTCTGAAATTGCTACGGCAATTATAGGAGCCAAAGAATCAATAGATGTGGAGATGTTGGTGGCGTTAGAGGGCATCAAAGAAGCTGTTACTGGTATAAAATTAGATGTTGACTTTTCTGAACTAAAAGCTGCAATTGAGAATGTTGGGTACGATGTTGGTAAAGATATTGATAGTGGACATCTGGTTGCCACTGTTGGTGCTACAGGCGCTAACACTACTAAGTTACTTGATGAACAGTTAAAAGAACTTTCTTTAACAAGGAAGCTTACTGAAGGTAGTGTTGAATACGATAAGGAAGCTGCCCAATATAGAAATAAAAGTGGTAGAGATGTTGAAAGCAAAGTTTCAGGTAAGACATCTAAAGATGGTGGGTTTATAGATTTTGAAACTGCAAGGGATACTTTATCTGGACAGGGCGAGCGAGCAAAAAAAGAAAATAAGGTAAGTTTAATTACTGGTGTTACAACAACTAGATCTGGTATAAAGCCTGGAGACGCAGCAGCTAAAGCGTTAGGTGCAAATTTAGGATCTTCAGGTCCGGTTGATGCTGCTGAGCCAGTTACAAAACCAGTATCTGTTGATCCAGTATCTGCTGAGCCAGTAGCTAAGACCCCTGAGATAGCTCCTAGTAGAAATACATCAATTAAAAGAGCACGCAGAGAAAGAGGAAGCGTTACTGGTAATGTAGACTCTAAAGAAAAAGATAAAGAAGATAAATTAGATACGAGTTTTTTAGGTAGAGTTAAAGATAGTGCTAAATTTTTACTGACCGATGGGTTATCGGAAAAACCCGGTACAGGAATGTTTCAAAAGCCTTCTGAAGAAGTAGTAAAGAAAGATAGAGAAGATAAAGTATCTAGCCCTAGAGAAAAAGATCCTGAAGCAGATAATGTAACCTCTACAGGTGAGATTCAAGCAGATACTGCTAAGAGTGATCTTGAGCTGTCTAAGCAAATGCTGGATACTACAAAAGCTCAACTTATAGAACTTAAGGCAATCCGGGAAGCTTTAGCACCTTCTACTCCTAAGGAATTAACAGAGCAAAAAAGTGCACCTTCTTCTACAAATGAAAAAGAAGCTGTAGAGGGGGGAGGCGGTAAAGGTTTGATGGACGTAGCAAGCCAAGCATT